TTGCTCTGGTGTCTTAGCAAGGTAACTTTGACCTAAACTAAACAAGTTTTGTGCTGCGCCAGTTAAAGGAGCATAAGCCGCTTGAGCGCCCTCTGCACCAGTTAAACCTTGATTAGCCAATGCAGACAGTCTGTCTTGATAGCCTTTGATTTCAGCACTAGGTGTATATCCTGCACCAATAACATTACCTTGTGCATCAGTTTGGAAGTTAGATGAACCAAAGCGAGTAGTCACACCAACAGGTCTAAACCTAGCAGCATCAGCCGCAATTTGTGCCGCACGAATCTGTGCATCAGCTTGTGTTTGTGCCGCTGTCTTTGCTTGCTCAGAAGTTAAATAAGAGCCACCAGCATTCAACAAGCCTTGAATAGCAGATGGGCCAAAAGTCTTTAAAGTATCTACTGAAATACCAGTTGCATCTGAAATAGACTGCAACATACTTGGGCTAACTGAACCACCAGCCGCATTAGCCGCAGCAGCAGCCCTAGTAACAGCATCAGTAGTAAGACCACCAGAAATATTAGCAGCAGCTAAAGGGTCAATAGCAGAAGCCGCTATTTCTCCAGTTAATATATCTGCACCTAATTGACCAGTACCAAAACCAGTTAATGGACTACCAGAACCAGCCGCACCACCACCTAATAGTCCTGCACCAACACCAGAAGGTATTGCAGAAAATGCTGTCCCCGCATAACCACCAAGATTGGCTTGGGCTAACGCATTTGAAGCAGCAATGTCAGCAGCAGTAGCGCCTCCAACCGCACCAGCGCCACTAGCAAATAGACCACTACCAGCAAGGGCATTTGCACCCAATCCAGCCAAAATCATTGGGCCAAAGTCTTGTACAAGTCCACCTAAAAAATCACCAAAGCCACCATCGTCCTGCTGATTTAAATCAAAGACTCCATAATCAACAATTCCTCCACTTTTATTAAATTTTGGTGAAGCGGCTATGTTTGGTTGGTTTGGATCAGGATATAAAAGATTGCCACCAGCAAGTTGCAAATACTGAAAATTACCTTTTGCGTCATATTTTGCCGCAAGTGGCTTACCCTGAAATGTTTGCTCAGTTGGTATTGTGTAGCCTTCAATTTGTCTACCACCACCCATCCCTGTCGCAAACCCACGATCTGCATATTGATCAAATTCTGGATTAATTTTCTCATATGCTGGCTTAATACCTAAACCGAAACCTTCCTGTGGAACAGTAATTTTGTTTAATTTATCAGGAATATCTTTAAACGCATTAACATCAAACGCCTGCGCCAGCACAGGTAATGGATCTGGCTCCCTTTGTGGAAAACCATATGGTGAGTTATATGCGCTATAAAACTCACGCAAACCAGTTTCAGGATTAATCGTTCCAGAACCACCCATAGACTTTAGCAATCCCGCTTCTTGAGGATTGATATGGGCAAGCATGGTGTCGCCAAATCTACCCTTTGATGCTAGATTTGCATATTGATTATTAAAAAGATTTGGCATTTTCTTCTTCCTTTTATTGGGACTCAAGTGCAGTGATGCGTACTTCTAAGGCTTCAATACGAACCAAAGCCTCTTGTAAAGCAGCAGTTAACAGAGGAACCAAAAAGGAAGAGTCAACTCCTTGGTGTTTTGGATTCCCATCTTGGTCTATTGCATCTTTTTCACCGAACACTGCGTCTGGTACAACTGCTTGCAACTCATGTGCAATAAATCCTTCTACAGCGCCTTTTTCTGGTGCTGATTTCCAAGTAAAGTTCTTTGGTGCAAGCTGTTTAATGCGAGTAACAGCGTTTGCTAATGGGACTATATTTTCTTTCAAACGATAGTCTGATGTAGTGACATAGCTGGTACTTGTTCCATTTGTTACAACAGAACCCACACCCACACCAGAAGCAGGAGTTCCGTAAAAAAACCCTATCATTGGTATAGAAGTATTTTGTGTAAGGCAGATTAAACCTAGATACCCACCTTCATTTTGAGTAACCGCACCACCAATGCCAGTAGATGCCCTTGGTTGAAAGTATGCTGCATAGTTTGCGTTTGGTGTTGATTGACCAAAACCAATGCCACCACCTGAAGCAACAATACCAGTAGTGGTAACAATACCAGCCCCTGACAAAGAAGATGAGCCTGTGCCGCCACTTGCTACAGCCAATGTACCGCCAAGTGTCAAAGTACCACTGGTAGTAATTGCACCGCCAGTTAGTGTTAAACCTGTTGAGCCACCAGAGCCACTAACAGAGGTAACAGTACCTGAACCACCAGCAGCAATAAACTCAACGTCAGTAGCACTTGAATTAACAGCCAATACTTTACCAACATTTGAAGCAAAAGCAGGAAGCAAACTTGCCCTTGCACCAGCAGCAGTTGTTGCACCCGTACCGCCATTCCCAACAGCTAAAGTGCCACCTGAGTCAGACTTAGTTGCAATAGCAGTTTGAATGTTGTTGAACTCAGTATCAATCTCAGTGCCTTTGACAATCTTTAAAGGATTGCCAGAAGATAGAGAATCTTTAGTGGCAAAGTTTGTTGATTTTGTGTAATTAGCCATAGTTACTCCTTTAACTTATTTTGCCTTCTTTGGCTTGAATTTCAATCTTTTGAATAGACAGCGCCGTTCCATTTATGTCTGTCTCATATCCAGTTTGAACAACTTTACCTGATCCAGATGCTGAAACAGTTAAAGTCTGCAACGCAACGCCATCAGAGTATTGTGCAACTACAGTGGCATTAGCACCATATTCAGCAATGTTGTAATAAGACTCTCCTTGCGATGGGATAGTCACGTTGTCAGACAAATAGTTTGTCTTAAAGTCAAAACCCCACTTAAAGGTAACAGTTTGGTTTGTGCCACCAATGACAACAATTGACAATTTCTTCAAAATAGAAACTTGGTTTTGATTGCCAAGGTCTGCATGGTTTGTGTAATACAACATACGATATGAAGATTGGTAATCTTGATAAGTGCTGTATAAACCAATGTAACCATTCTTCCCAATGTACACAGTACCATCACGCCTAGACAATAAAGACGTTGGTCTTATAGAGTCCCAAGTTGTTGCTCTTGCCGCACCATCAGGCAAATAAGACTTTGTATCAAAACAAAATACAGAACCTGTAGATGGGGCAGTCAACAAATAAAAGGCTTCACGCTCAGAATAAACAGACTTAATATTTTCAGGAGTCTCACCAGCAATGATAGACATTAAGTCATTACGAATGTTCTTAGACAAGTCTCTCTCAGGTGCAGACTTCTCTTGAATTGTTCTCATCAAAGAACGAACACCAGAATTAGACAAGAAAAGCACATCAGTGCTAGTTATTTGAATACTGTCTCTTGCAATGCAACCAATGCCACCAACAGTGTCACTCAGTGACATAGTTGATGGTGTGGTAGCGCCTTGATAAACGAGAATCTGACGCTTGCCAAAGATAAACAAGAAACCATTGTGAGCCGCTAAACCAGTAATCTGGTCTGCACCATTAGGCCAAACATTGTTTATGTTCAAACTACCAGCAGTGCCTGTAGACCATACATGACCAGCAATCAAATCGCTGAAGTAAACAGTAGCGTTATTTGCTGTTGTAGTTGCTGCCCATATACGACCAAAAGCAGAGATTGCAATATTGGCATCAGGAACAGTGGCTGCATACCCAGTCTTCTCGCTAACTCTGCGATATGTTGAAGTGCTAACAGCAGGGTCATAAATCAGAGGATTGTGACCAGACTGAAAAAAGTATGTGATGCCATTCAAAGAAGCACATTGCCAGTTGCTATCAGTAATGGTAGGAGCAGTACCCCCCCCACCATAAGTTAACTCAGTAACAGCATTAGAGCCATCTAACTTGAATAACTTGTTATTGCCAGCAAACAATACAGTCAAAGTGCCATCAGCCTGAACTAACTCATGGATAACCTTAACGTCATTAGCGCCCAAATTGCCACTTGACGAATTAACTCTAGCCCAACCTTTTCGTGCGCCCATACGACCATATTGGTCAATAATGCAATTTGTTGCAACCAAAGCAAATCCAGCAGCAAGATCAAGAGGTGAGTCTTGCGTATTCAACCCATACAGTGCAGGGGCTGAGATGCTAAAGGTTTGTATCTGTTGGCTCATACGGCAACAAACTCCTGATTCTCAGGATAGCGAGTGCCTTCTAAAGCAATGTAGTCAGACAACATGGATTTGTACAACAGGTATGCCTCAGATGAATTCATACCACCATCTTCACCACGCTCAATCAAAGCACGAGAATAGGCATTCTGAACAACCAAAACGTCAGGAACAAGCACAACAGTTGAATCTGATGCCAAGGTAGCCTGTGGCACTGTTAAGCTAAACGGGATGCTATACACGCCATCAGGACGAGGATAAAGCGTTACCTTAGTGTCGTAGCTACCATCAACACCATCAAAAGCAAACTCTGATGGAATGCCGCTAACTGGAGTAGAGAAATTCTGCTTTCTGTTCATTGAAGCAAAATCAATATTCTTCATACCAACATTGCTAGTGACATTGATAACATCAATAACTTGGAACTTCTGACCAGACCCAGTTAAAGAATAAGAGTATGTTCCAGAAGTAGTAGACAACGTAATAGTAGTGCCTAAAACATTCCAAGCAAAAGCATCTTCAATCTGACGTTTGGCATCATTAACAAATTTGCCAATTAGTGTTGAATAGGATGTTTCGGAAACAGTAGAGACTGTTGTCTCACGCAACCTTATGAGGACATCGTTTACAAGTTCTAAGTATGTCATCTGCTTCCAGCCTTTGCTTTGTTCCTTGCGGATATAGCTTTAGCTTTTGCCTTTGCGTCAGCCTTTGAGGTTGCACCCCATGCCTTGAGCGAAAGAAGCAG